TTTCGAGCGACTCACCCGGTTAATCAAAGACAGAGGTCAAGGAGTATATCTCCTTGATCTCCCCCTTCTTGACGATGCCTTATTGGCAGGTCTGGAAGGTGGCGTACTAATCTTAGAGGGTATACCTCATTCGAGGTGTGTATCCAAAAAGATCAGGGTGCCGAGATTTCTCTCGGGACTCTGGCTACGCGTCTTTGATACGCATGGATGCTTAAGAGAGTGTCCGGACACTACCGCAATCTTTATGCTTAGGCAGGTTCTCTGCCTTGGTAAAAAGATCGAAGTAGCGTGTGCACCTCAACGACTGAAGGAATCAATCGATGAGTATGCACGCACCGATGTTGAGTTGCCAGAGCCAACGCTCAAGTGGCAGCTCGACCGGCTCCCGGATCCCAGCAATATGCCTCACGTTCACTTTCGTGATCGTGTGGATGCTGATATTCGTCTTCGTAATCCAGAACATTCTGGTTACGACGATGAATATGTCCGAAGAGCGACACTCTTGGAGGAGTATCAGCGAACAGCTGATTCCTTCGTCCGACTACTCGGCCACTACGATCCCTTCGCCCAAAACTTCGGGTCAGACGGAATCGGGCCAGTCGGATTTAAGCATGGTCCCGGCGCAGTATCTGATGGGAGGTTGAGTGATGAAAACTTTTCCAAGTTCTCATTCCCAAACTGGCCATCAAAACTCTCCAACGTCTTTCCTCGGTATCCCTTTGGTAGTATCCAAAGTGATATCGCAAGGGAAGTGGAGAGTGATCCTGAGCCTTGCGCTAGGCTTATTGCGGTACCTAAGACGGCAAAAGGACCGAGGTTAATTGCCTCGGAACCGGTTGCTCATCAGTGGGCCCAACAGGCCTTTCGCAAGTGGCTTGAGGACCGGATAGGAGTAATCCTTGGAGACTTTATTGACTTCAAGAACCAATCCTTATCCGCTACTCTCGCCTGCGAAGGATCACGTGCGAGGAGCCTCGCTACCGTCGATCTCTCGTCGGCTAGCGATCGCTTGTCCGCGTGGTTAATGGAACGTTTCTTTAGGCGGAACTATTCCGTCCTCGAGACATACCATGCCATTCGAACGAGGCAAGTGGAGAACAGGATTAAGGGTACTGAACCCTTCATCCTTACACTCCGCAAAGCCTTCTCGCAAGGTACTGCGGTGACTTTCCCAACCCAGTCAATGATCTTTGCCGTTGCGGCGATCTCCTTAGCACCCGGTTATGGGTTTAAGGAGAAGATCAAAAACTGTAAGGGGAAGGTACGGGTATTTGGTGATGATATTATCATCCCAAATAGCTGGTACGCAAGGTTAGTCGACCTACTCCATCTGCTCGGGTTGAAAGTCAATGTGAAGAAATCATTCACAAAGGGCTTCTTCCGTGAAGCATGTGGAGGTGACTACTACAGAGGCGACAATGTCACTCCTGTAAAGCCTAGGTCGATTGATCCCTCTAAACCTGGCGGTGTCTCCGCTTTAATCGAGAGCAGCAACAACTTCTTTAAGAAGGGGTTGTGGCACACGAGTAAGGCGATCGAGGGTCTGATAGAGAAGGAGCTACGCTCTGTCCCTATCATACGCAACACCGACAGGACCGATGCACTGTATTCGTTCTCTGGAACAACTCTAGACCACCTAAATACTAGGTGGAACGAGGCATACCAAAGGCACGAATGCAAAATCCGCACTCTTAGCCATAAAGTTAAGAGCGGCGTGCATACGGGGCACGAACTCATGAGGGAATACATCCTGACTGGTAAACGAAAAGACCAGTTAGATTTCCTCGAACCCAATTACAG